ACGGTGAAGTATATTCTGGTAGAAATTCTAATGATTTTGAAAATAAAGGTGCTGAGGTTGAAGGTAATATTTTTTTATACTACATTGAGGGTAATGAAAGTCCCTTTAAGGTCAACTTAAATCTAAATGGTAAACCTAGTATTGGATCTTATATAAAAAATCCTCCTACTAAAATTCAACCTAGACCAACTTCTGGGGATTACTTAAATGGTTTTTTAAGACGATTTTTTTACTACAGTTCTACTACCTCTAATAATGAGGTTAATTTTGAACTAGGTGAAACTAATTTAAGAAATTATAATAAAATTATTTCATCTGATCCTTCTTTAAAACCTATATATAAGGCTATAGAAATAAATTGGAAAATAAAATCTATAAAAGAAGAAGAAACCATCAGGGCCAATAAGATCCAAGTAAAGTCTAAATTTAAAAACATTCTTTCTGAAGATAAACTTCAAACATTTATAAACAGTGTAGGAGGTTACAGTAAATGGTGGAGAAGAGGTAACTAGTTATTATTTTGTGGTTATGGACTATATAGTTGAGACTAAAACTCAACTGGATTATTTAGAAAATAGAGGTTATAAGGAAGCATTTATTAAAGTTATACCATGTGATCCATTTTCAAATCCAGCTAGCGGTTTAGAAATATCATTGATTTATATAAAACCCCTTGATGGTAAGGCGGTAATGCTAGGACTATCACATTCTGAGACGTATTCTTTAAATGGTGAAGATGTTATAAATTATTTAAAAACCTTTGATGTTCTTTATTGTCTTGACAAAAAAGAGTTATTACATTATTACCCACTTGGTAGTTTGAAGGATTTATTCCTTCCACCAAAAACGTACAAAGAACCGGAAAATTCCGTATTTTCGCATTTTTACCGCAAAAAGTCGTTGTATAGTCGTGTTAATTACTTAATACCTCTTTCCAAGCACTACGAACATTGCGAGAATATTTATGAAGAAATAAACGAGACTTTTACACAACAAAAAGACGAATATTATGAGTTTTATCAATGTAGAATACCCCAAGTTTTTGCCGCCATTGAAAGAAATGGGCTTCGAGTGGACAGTAGATTATTCGAGGAATTTTTCCACCCAACAAAATCCAATATGGTCTACACCCAGTACAACTGTAAAACCCTCACAGGCAGACCTTCAAATAGATTTCGTGGAGTTAATTACGCTGCTTTAAATAAAGAAAATGGATGTAGACAAGCCTTTATACCAAGAAATGATGAGTTGGTTGAAATGGATATTTCTGCCTATCACCCTACCCTTGTTGGGAAGCTTGTCGATTATACTTTTGATGATTTGGATATTCATAATTCTTTTGCAAAAATGTATGGAGTATCTTATGCTAAAAGTAAAGAGTTAACCTTCAAACAATTATATGGAGGTGTATTTAAACAGTATGAAAACCTTGAATTCTTTAAAAAGGTACAAGCATATATAAAAAATATTTGGACTGATTTTAATTCTAAAGGTTATGTAAAGGTACCTGTTAGCAATTATAAATTAAAGAAATTTGAATTAACTGATATGAATCCTCAGAAATTATTTAATTATATCCTTCAAGGGTTGGAAACCGCAACTAATGTGATTATATTGTTTGATATATTAAAGGAATTAAGAGGTTGTAAAACAAAGTTAGTTCTTTACACATATGATAGTTTTCTATTTGATGTGGATAAAAATGAGTTGGATAAGTTAAAAAGGATTGAAAAGATCATTACTGATCATAAATTAAAAATAAAAGTTAAATCCGGAATTAGTTATAATTTTGCATAAAAAAACCAATATGTATTACGAAGAATATGATGTTATAGACGTACCAATTAACTCAATAGATTTGAATAATAAATTATTTTGTACTTTTACGTCCCTAGAGGAGCTAGAATCACTAATCACGACTCTAAAAAACCAATATACAATACTTTACAATAAGATGTTTGTCTTATATGTTAAAAGTAATGATGAGTACGTTATCACTTATAACGTAGAACAAGGTAATGTAAATGACATACCTGAAAATACAATTTTAGTTCACAGAAAAAAGGAAACTAACACATTGTATACTATAAATGCTCTTAATGAGCTAATTAAGAAATTAAATGGTGGTGTAGTTGACACGAATTTTCCTATCAACTGGCAACACTATAAAAATTGTATTCTACTTACTCAGCATAATGAGCTGAAACAGTTGAATACTAAAGTTCATCAAATAATTGAACTGTAATTTGGTTACCCAAATTTTTTTTGTTATATTTAAATGTTAATTAAAGTTTTATTAAAATGTTAAATTTAGACGCTATTGAAAAAGAGCTTTCCTCAATGGAAAAGCCAAAGGTTAATACCACGAAAACTCAAAAAACCGAGAATTTCTGGAGACCACAGGTTGGAGAAGCAACTGTTAGGTTTGTTCCTTATAAACACAATAAGGACTTAGGTTGCAGAAAAATTTTATTCCACTATAATATTATTGACAAACCTATTTTATCACCAGATAACTTTGGTGAGAAAAATCCTATTCATAAATTAGTTGAAAGACTAAGAGATAATCAGGATTATACTAATGCCAAAAAGTTAGAGGCAAAAACTCGTTACTTCTGGCCTGTTGTTGTTAGAGGTGAAGAGGAAAAAGGAGTTAGAATGTGGGGTGTAGGTGTTGAAATCACAAGACAAATATTTGATTTCCTTAGAGATGAAGATATTGGTGATTTTACTGATGTTAAAGAAGGTAGAGATTTTAAATTGACTACCGTTGGACCTGAAGTTACAGGTACTAGATTCAATAAAACATCTATTATGCCTAAAATGAAAACATCAACACTATCTGATGATGCTGATAAATTAAAAGATCTATTGGAAAACCAACCAGATCCTTTAAAGGCATTCAAGAAACAGAGCTATGAAGAAATTTCTAAGATATTAGAAGATGCATTTTCAAGTTCTGAAGATGAGATAACTTCTGAACCAGCTGAAAGTTTTGATACTAAAACTGAAAGCGTTTCTGAAGAATCAAAATCTAACTATAAACTTGATGTTAAAAATCAAGAATCAAGATTAGACGAATTCAACAAATTATTTGACGAATAATGGCTAGAAAGAAGAAAGAAACCTTAACAGGGGCTTTTTCTGCTGAGCTTAAAAGTAATTTCGACTTAGATAAATTTAAGGAGAAAAAATTACTAAATAAAAGTTCTAAGTTTAAGCCACAAAAATGGATACCGTTATCCAAAGCATTTCAAGACGTTACCTCTGTAGCGGGTATTCCTATGGGACATATCACATTGTTAAGAGGACACTCTGATACAGGTAAAACAACTGCATTATTAGAATCAGCTGTTAGCGCTCAGAAAATGGGTGTGTTACCTGTTTTTATAATTACGGAGATGAAATGGAATTGGGAATATGCTAAACAAATGGGTTTAGAAATAGATGAAAATTTAGAAGGATTTTTCTTATATAAAGATAGGGACTCTTTAGATTCTATAGAAGACGTTGCTACCTTTATTTTAGATTTAGTTGATGAACAGAAAAAAGGTAATTTACCTTATGATTTATTATTCTTATGGGATAGTGTAGGTTCTATACCTAGTGAAATGTCAAATAAATCTAACAAGAATAATAATGAATGGAATGCAGGTGCTATGTCTACCCAATTTGGTAACAATGTGAATCAAAGAATTACGTTATCAAGGAAAGAAACTGCACCTTATACCAACACATTAGTTTGTACCAATAAAGTTTGGACATTAAAACCAGAATCACCTATGGGTATGCCTAAATTAATGAATAAGGGAGGTTACTCTATGTTCTATGATTCTACATTTGTAATAACATTTGGTAACATAATGTCGGCTGGTACTTCTAAGATAAAAGCTATTAAAAGTGGAAAACAGATTGAATTCGCAAAAAGAACAAATGTACAGGTAGATAAAAACCACGTTAGTGGGGCACAATCTAGAGGTAGATTAGTTATGACTGCACATGGATTCATACATGACGATGATAAAGCTTTAAAAAAGTATAAGGAACAGCATTCCGATGAATGGGCTCAAGTTTTAGGGGGTTATGATTTCGATATAACCGAAGAAACTGAAAACGAGTCTCATGAAGCTTAATATTTTCAAAAATAAATCAGAGGCATCTAAGTTTTTTAAATCTGAAAAGAAGAAAAAAACTGTTAAACTACATAGACATAGTAAGATTCTAATCATAGATGGATTAAATCTATTTTTAAGAAATTTTGCTATGTTAAATTTTGTGAATGAGGATGGAGTTCACATAGGTGGTTTAGGGGGATTTTTAAGATCACTAGGTGCATTAATAAGACTTATCCAACCAACCTCCGCTTACGTTGTATTCGATGGAGCTGGTGCTTCTTTAAATAGAAGAAATCTGCTTCCCGAGTACAAAGAGGGGAGGGGAAATAATAGAATTACCAACTTTGATATATTTGAAAATTTAGAAGAAGAGCATGGTGCAAAGGTAGATCAAATTGTAAGATTAGCTCAATATTTAAAATGTTTACCTGTTAAAACAGTAGCAATAGATAAGGTAGAAGCAGATGATATTATATCTTTTATAGCTAAAAGAATGGCTAAAAAATACAATTCAAAAGTTACCATAGTATCAGCTGATAGGGACTTTTTACAATTAGCATCTCCAAATATTTCTATTTACAGACCAATAGAAAAGAAATTTTACAATGATCAAACAGTACTTGAAAATTTCAATGTACTAGCTAAAAACTTTACCCTTTATAAAACCTTATTAGGTGATAAATCAGATGGGATTAGAGGTATAAGTGGATTAGGTGAAATTAAATTTAAAAAGTTATTTTCCCATTTAGGAAAATATGAAATGGATTTAGATCACTTAATTGAAACATGTGGGAATAAAATAAAAGATAATCCTATATATGGAAGAGTTATATCAGAACAAAATAGATTAAGGGATACCTATAAGTTAATGGATTTACATAATCCTTTATTAGGTGAAGATGATAAAGAATATTTGGAAGCATTAATTGAAAGTAGTACCTTTAAGTTAAATAGTAAGTTATTTTTAGGGTTATATAAAGAAGATACTTTAAGACATACTATTAGAAATGTTGAATTTTGGATTACAGATAATTTCCGAACTTTACAAAGTTATAATAAATGACGTTACCTCAATTATCAAGATATGGTTATAGTTTTCAAGTAAAGGTTTTATCCCTATTGCTAGAGGAAAAAAACTTTTTACTTAATGTTCATGATGTACTAGATAGTAGTTATTTTGAAAATTCTGGTCATAAATGGACTATAAATACTATACTAAAATACTGGGAAGATTACCACACAGTTCCTACTATTGATGTTTTAAAATCTGAATACCAAAAAATCGAAGATGAAGTACTAAAAGCATCAGTTAAAGAACAATTACAAAAAATATTTGCTGTTAGTTCTAAAGATAGAAAATACGTAAGAGAAGAATTTACGAAGTTTTGTAGAAACCAACAGGTTAAAAAAGCTATTCTAACCAGCACTGATTTACTAAAGCATGAAGATTATGATTCAATTAGAAATTTGATGAATCAATCATTGCAAGCTGGAATGGATAAAAACGTGGGTCATGAATATGAAAAGGATATTGAGGACAGATATAGAGCAAATCATAGAAAAATAGTACCTACACCTTGGACTAAAATTAATAAAATACTACAGGGTGGCTTAGGTAATGGTGATTTTGGTTTAATATTTGGTAATCCTGGAGGTGGTAAATCTTGGACATTAGTCGCTATTGGTGGTAATGCGATACAAATGGGATTTAATGTTCTTCACTATACTCTTGAATTAGGAGAAGAATATGTTGCAAGAAGATATGATTCTTTTTTCACCAAAACTCCAGTAAATACGATTATGGCTCATAGGACCAAAGTTGAAAGTCTTATAAAAGAATTACCAGGTCGTTTAATTATTAAAGAGTTTCCAACAGGAAAGGCAAGTATTTCAACAGTTGAAAGTCATATACAAAAGTGTATTGATAATGATTTCAAACCTAATTTAGTGTTAATTGATTATGTTGATCTTCTTTACTCACAGAAACGAACCCGTGAGCGTAAAGACGAGATTGATGATATTTATACTAGCACTAAGGGAATGGCCAAAGAGTTAGACATACCTATTTGGACTGTTTCTCAAGTAAACCGAGCAGGTGCCAAAGATGAAATAATTGAAGGTGATAAAGCCGCTGGTTCATATGATAAACTTATGATATCAGATTTTGCTTTATCTTTGTCCAGAAAAAAAGAGGACAAAATACAAAATACAGGTAGATTCCACGTAATGAAAAACAGATACGGATTTGATGGGATTACCTATTCTGTTGTTGCTGATACATCTATGGGTGCTTTTGAAGTATTTGATTACAAAGAAGCCCCTGAATCACCCACTCAAAACGTTATGGCCACTAATTATAGCCAAGCAGATAATGCAAGTATTTTAAAAAGTTTAAAAGATATATAGAATGAGTAAGAAAGACATAACCAAAGAAAGAGTTGTATACAAACCATTTGAATACCCTGAAGCATTTGATTTCTGGATGAAGCAACAACAGGCACACTGGCTTCATACTGAGGTCCCTATGATGTCAGATGTAAATGATTGGAAACAAAATCTAAATAATACAGAAAAAAATATAGTAGGATCCATTTTAAAGGGTTTTGCTCAAACAGAAACGGTAGTAAATGATTACTGGTCCGGTTTAGTTACTAAATGGTTTAGAAAACCTGAAATTGTGGCGATGGCTGTTACATTTGGTGCCTTTGAAACTATACATGCAGAAGCATATTCTCTTTTAAATGAAGAATTAGGTTTAGATGATTTCAGTGAGTTTTTAGAAGATGAGGCCACTATGGCTAAAATAGAAGCTATTATGAATGTTAGAGATTCTCATAATGGTGAGCCTGACTGGCATGAAAGAGCTAAATCATTAGCAGTGTTTTCGGCTTTCACTGAAGGTGTTAATTTATTTTCTTCATTTGCAATTTTATTATCATTTAAAATGAGAAACCTACTTAAAGGAGTGGGTCAAATAGTTGAATGGAGTATAAGAGACGAATCTATGCACTCAGATGCTGGTTGTTGGTTATTTAGAACACTTCTAGAAGAAAAACCAGAATTAGACACACCAGAATTAAAAGCTGCTATTACTGAAGCTGCTTTATTATCTTTAAAACTTGAATTAGATTTTATTGAAAAAACTTATGAATTAGGTGATTTAGAAGGTTGTTCTAAAGATGATCTAATTTCATTTATTAAACATAGAATTAATACTAAATTAGGTGATTTAGGTTATCCACCAATTGTAAATGGTATTGATCCTACAGCTGTAGAAAGAATGAAGTGGTTTGATGCTTTATCAGCAGGAAAACAACATACTGATTTCTTTGCAAACAGAGTTACTAATTATTCAAAAGGAGTCCAAGATTGGGACGCAGATAAATTATTTTAATATGGACAGTAATGTTAATGTAGATTACTCACAATGGAGAAAAGGTATTGATTATCCTGATTGGATGGATGAAATATCATTGGCCACAGCTTCTAAAGGTTACTTATTACCTGGAGAAACAATAAAAAAAGCTTATAGAAGAGTTGCAAAGGCAACTGCTAATCGATTAAAAAAACCAGAATTAGAAACTAATTTTTTCAAGTACATTTGGAATGGTTGGATTGGTTTAGCTTCTCCAGTTTTATCTAACATGGGAACAGATAGAGGTTTACCTATATCCTGTTTTGGTGTTGATACTCCTGATTCAATTAGAGGAATTGGTTTGACAAATGCTGAACTTATGAAACTTACTGCTTCGGGTGGTGGGGTAGGAATTAGTGTTTCTAGAATTAGACCTAGAGGAGATGGTATTTCAGGTAATGGAAAATCTGAAGGAGTTGTTCCTTGGTGTAAAATCTATGACTCATCTATAATTGCCACTAATCAAGGTAATGTTAGAAGAGGAGCTGCTTCAGTTAACTTAAAGGTATCTCACCCAGACATAGAAGAATTTTTACAAATAAGAAGACCTAAAGGAGATCCTAATAGACAGTGTTTAAATCTTCATCAATGTGTAGTTGTAGATGATAGCTTTATGAAAAAGGTTGAATCTAGAGATGAAGAAGCAGTAAAGATTTGGATGACCATTCTTAAAACAAGAATGGAAACTGGTGAACCTTACATAATGTTTGAAGATAACGTTAACAAAAATAATCCTATTGCATATGCAATGAATAACCTTAACGTATCAATGACCAATATTTGTACTGAAATAACATTACACACTGACCAGTGGCATTCATTTATATGTTGTTTATCCTCGTTAAATCTTGCTAAATATGACGAATGGAAGGACACAGATGTAGTAGAGACTGCTATATGGTTTTTAGATGGTGTAATGCAAGAATTTATCGATAAATCAAATGGTAAAGATTCACTAATTAGAACTCATAACAGTGCTAAAAAAGGTAGACCATTAGGATTAGGTGTAATGGGTTGGCATACTTTCTTACAACAAAGAGGATTACCTTTTAATTCCATTGCATCTACTGCTTGGACACACACTATTTTTAGTGATATAAGAAACAAAGCAGAAGCCACATCTAGGGAATTAGCTGAGGAATATGGAGAACCTTTATGGTGTAAAGGTACAGGTATGAGAAATACCCATTTATTAGCAGTTGCCCCTACTGTATCTAATTCTGTAATTTGTGGTGGTGTAAGTGCAGGTATTGAACCTTTACCAGCCAACATTTATACATTTAATGGTGCTAAAGGTACATTTATTAGAAAAAATAAAGTACTAGAAGATTTACTAGAAAGTAAAAAGAAAAATAGTAATAAAGTTTGGGATATAATTTTATCTGATGCTGGATCTGTTCAAAACTTATCTGATGATATCCTAACTCAGGAGGAAAAAGAACTATTCTTAACTTTCTCTGAGATAAATCAGTTAGAATTAGTTAGACAGGCAGCTATTAGACAAAAGTACATTGATCAAACTCAATCATTAAACATAAGTTTTGATCCTACAGATACTCCTAAATGGATAAACCAAGTTCACTTTGAAGCTTGGAAATTAGGAGTAAAGACATTATATTACCTACGTACCGACAGTGTTATAAAGGGCGATTTGGGAACTAGAATGTCGGATTGTATAAGTTGCGATGGATAGAATTATAGTAACCGGTGGTTATGGATTTATAGGTTCAAGTTTTGTTAATTTGGCCGCAAAAAAAGGTTATGAAGTATTAGTAGTAGATAAACTTACTTATGCTGCTGATCCTAAATTTGTGACTGAAAAACATACTTTTTTAGAAAAAGATATATGTGATCTTACTGCCAACGATTTAGGTGAGTATGAGTACATAGTTAATTTTGCAGCTGAAACACACGTAGATAATTCAATTGATAATCCTAATCCTTTCTTAAAAACCAATATTGCAGGTATTTATAGACTTTTAGAACTTGCTAGAGTAAATGGTAGATTAAAAAAATTCATACAAATCTCCACTGATGAGGTTTATGGTGACATGGATGATTTTTGGGATGATGAGGCAAATGAAAATTACCCATTAGTACCTAGCTCCCCATACTCTGCTACTAAAGCCAGTTCCGATATGCTAGTCACAGCCTGGGGTAGAACTTTTAAAATACCTTATTTAATAACTCGAACTTGTAATAATTATGGAGCAAATCAAAATAAAGAAAAGTTTTTACCTAAAATCTATGAATGCATAAAAGAAGATAAGGAAATACCCGTTTATGGAGATGGATCACAAATAAGAGAGTGGATATGGGTAGAAGATAATGTAAGAGCCATTTTAGATTTACTTAAAAATAAAAATGCATTTAACACCATAATTAACATAGGCACAGCTGAAAGATACAATAACCTTGAAATCATCAGAATGATTAATGAGTTCTTACCTGGTAAGAAAGCTAAAATATCTTTTGTTGAAGATAGAAAAGGACATGATGTTAAGTATGCCATAAATAGTTCTAGTTTAAGAAATTATGATATTAGGTATAGATTCAAAAAATTACCGGTTTACCTAAAGGAATTATATTTATCTAAGAATTAAATAATTTAATCATGATTAATAAAATAAAAGAAATCATCCTTAATGGGTGGGCTAGTATAAAAGCTGTTTTGCTTTTAGAATGGCTAAATTTTAAAAATTGGAAAAATTTCACTTCAATTAGAGCAGCATACTTAATATTTGCTATCATCTATATTGTTTCACATGTTACTAAGTGGAAATTAATCCTTATCGTAGCTCCTATTTATTTAATCGCATGTGCATTTTTTAAGTGGGAACCTATCTTATCTATTTTACATAAAGTAGGATTTAAAAAAACCAATATTTAAATTTATCTAAATTTTATAAAGAGTAGGGGCATTTTAGCCCCTATTTTTATATGTATCATCTCGCACTAATGTAACAATCGTTACTTAATCTGTTTTATAAATTGTTTCCTTAACAATTTTTTTATAATCGTTTTTCTTAATTAGTTTAATTGATAGTTTTTTTAATTTAAAACTAAAGGAGCTTGAAGATAGCTACATTAAACGTAATTAAGATATTCGTTATTTGTACTTTATTGTTACTACCTGGTGGTTCTAATAATGAGTTGTTGGATAACGACTATCTCATAAAAGTCGGTAAAGTTACCAATGATATTAGACTTGGTAGATTTGCAGGCGAACGTAACCTAGAAGTAGGTGTTAAAAATATCCTCGAAGAACTTCTCTTAGATTTAGATTATGATTTATCAGAACAAGCTGACAAACAAGTTAACGTTAGTCTAGTTTTTTTTGATATAAAAGATATAGGAACAAATATTGGTGTGTTCCATAAAGATGTTGCACTGACTCAAATTATTGCTAAAGGAGAGTTAGTAGTAAATGGAAAAGTTAAAAAGAAAACGACCCAGAAAGGTCAAAGTAAAACCATTTCTACCTCCACTTTAATTGTAGCAGATGACGGCACCTTTAACCAACAAACTGCTTCAATAGCTTTAAAGAAAGTTTGTGAAGCAATAATAAACGATTTATTAAAATGAAGAAATTTTTATTTTTATTTTTTTTACCTTTAACACTTTTAAGTCAAGACTTAAAATTAGACCATAGTTACATTTCAGGTGCACCATTTGAAGTTGGTGACACTGTAACTATAAAATTTAACACTTTAGATGAAAATAGTTCAACACCATACTTAATAATGTTTGACTATCAATATAATAATAAACTATTAGAAAAAATTGACCATACTTTTAAAGTTAATTCAAATAATACTAACACTAGTGCTCAAACAACATTATACCATTGGGATGGTTATAAATTTAAAATACTTTCTACTTACAATGCTAACGATTTAGATAATCAGTACCTATATGGATGGCAAAACAGAACCAGTGTTTCCGGTGATTCTAATTCTTACCCTTCAGATGCCGATTGGTCAGTAGAGAGAATAGTAATTCAAGATGGTATTGCAATAGCTCATAATGCAACCTTAATTGAAGTAAGATTTAAGGTAAAAGATAGACAAGGAACTAATTATAGTAATTATGAAGAAGTAACAAGATTAAACTGGGCTAAAATGACCCCTTCTAATACTTCTACATTATATGATGTTCAAGGAATGTCAATGAAAGTTAATTTAGATAATCAGGGAGATGTAACGGGTGTAGACGCAGGTGCAGTTACTATAAATTTAAATAGTGATGCAAAAGCTAATTATGCAACTGATTTTACCTATGCTATTTATGAAGCTTCAGGCACAAATGGAAAAACAGGTAACGCCATTAAATCAGGTAATTTTGACTCAAATGGACAAATTATTACTGATGCTTCAGATTTAACAATAGGTAAAAGTTACTACCTTGAAATTAAAGTTAATGATCAGGCTAATTGGTTAGATGATGTTTTAACTGTTGCAGATGCTTTCTTGATATTTAAAGAAGCTATCGGAACTCAAGGAGGTGGACCAGGTGGAGTTGCAGGGTCAACTACTTTTTCTTATTCACTACAAAATCTATTAGGAGAACTTAATAATAGTGGTAATGTAGATTTTGATGATTCATATCAAGCATTAGCCCACATTAATGGAGTTGAAAATATAAGTGAATGGTTTACATCCACTACTAATGGATCTAAAAATGTTTGGGGTAGAGTAGAACAATTAGGTGTTTCTACTAATGATTATTATTTTGGACAAGATTTTATATTTAAAGTTACTGATGATAATAAAACTTTTAATTATGGTCATGCTTTAATCGGTGATGTTAATTTTTCACACTCATATACACCAACTGCAGAAGGTTCAACTAACGGTGGTACCATAGCTTATCCAGAAAATGGGGAACCAAGATACACAATTAATGCTCTAGCAGATCCTATTATTTCTAATTTAGATATAACATCAGAATTAATAGAAGGAGAAGTTCACGTTTCAATCAATTTATTAGAAGAAGAATTAGCTGGGACTCAGTTTAACATAAAATATGATAACACAATTCTAACATTAAACAATGTAATTTTTGATACAGGTAACGAAATGACTAATTTTGTAAACCATAAAGAAGAAATGGCCCTAGTTAAAGTTGGATCTTTAGATCAAAATGGTGAAACAGCAATAAAAACTGGAATTGCCTATAAATTAATTTTTACTCCTAACTTAGCACTAGATAATACTTCAGGTTTAGTTAATTTTAAGTTTAATGAAGGAGTAAAAAAAGATGGAAACATAGTAAAATTTAACATACAATAAAATGAATAAATACAGTATTATATTATTATTATTTTTAACAGCTTGTTGGGGAAAAGATCCTCTAATAGAAGTTGAAATTTCAGAAATACCTAAGGCGCTTCAAATCGATGATGTTGCTGGTTTAAAATTAGAATCATTTTTAGTTACTGATAAGGTTTCTATGAATGTTAAATTACCAGAAGATGGAACTTATAGAATAAAAATAAGAGATTTTTCAAACAAAATTGTATCTCAAGAAAAGCTTACCGCTAAAAAAGGAGATAATATTTTAAAAGTTTATGTTAACTCTTTAAATACTGACTCTTATACTATTGAATTAACAAATGATAATCACGTTATAATAGGAAGAGACGTATTTGGTAAACAATAAAATTATGGCAGAGAAAAAAGAAGGATTCTTTTCACAAATAAAAAATCAAATAATAACTGCAGTTGGTGTTGTTATAACTGCTGCTGGAGGGTTAGTGGTTGCAAATTTAGAGGCAATTTTTTCACCTGAAACTGAAGTGGCCGTGGTTGACACAACTAAAGTTGAAACCCCTCAAATTGTAATCAATATACCAGAACAAAAAACAGAAACTAAAACTATAATAAAAGAAGTTCCTGTTGAAAAGAAAAAAGAAAAAGAACAAGAAATAATTTGGTAACGTTAAATTAGTATATTATGAAAAAAGCAATTATAAATTTATTACAACCTGTTGGTTTCATTTCAATTATTGTTTATTTAAACGCATATTGGATAATTTTTGCAGATGAAATGAGAATTGGACAACCTAATGCTGAAATGTTAGCAGCTGGGTGGTTAGCAAGTTTTGCTATCCTATCTGGTGGTTGGGTTTTATTAATGAAAAAAATGAACTGGTCCTTACCTAAGGCAGTAAGAGAAACTCATCAATAAAATGAAAAATATTATAACAACATTGATAGCTGTATTGCTATTAAATTTACATTCAAACGCGCAAATTGGGTCAATCAAGTCAGAGACGTTTCAAGCTGATTTTGAAAAAAGACAGTCTATAGATGATGTTTCTGACTATGATGGTCCCATGATACCTGTAGCTTTAATCAATATTTCAGCTTCTGATGTTGTTTATGAAATGTGGCCTGAACTAAAAGATGCAAGAATTGGTTTAGGTGTCACTAACATGGTCATTGAATATCTTGACTGGACTAACAGATTTGAATTTGTTGAAGAAAAAGATGCTATAAAGGAAAGAATGAAAAACCAGTGGGTTGCCTCACGTAAAGGTGTTTCAGCTAACGAAATTTATGGTGTAGGAAAAATTATATTAGCAAAATATTTTGTTACAATTGAAATATATGATTTTTCAGTTTCAGAAGATGAAGTTATAGCTTTAAAAGATGGTGTAACTCAAAAACAAACTACAAGATTAGGTTTACAAGTTAGATTCACTAATGCTGAAAATGGTACTTACTTTGTTGGTTCAGGATTAGGTGAAGCTTTAACAACTAAAATCAGTGAAGGTTTATTAAATGATTTAGAAGATATAGATTTTAGACAATCAGCTATAGGTGTAACTACTAGAAAAGCTTTAGAAACAGCTTCATCAAGAATAGTTTCACGTATGATAAGAAAAGGTATTTTTGAAAATTAATGTTAAAAAGTTTCTTTTTGTATTTTTCCTATTTTGTAACTTTAACAGTGTAGGACAAGTATTCACTCAAACTTTTGTAGATAGGTGTACTGGAGATATTAAGATAGTAACAGCGAACTTTACAAATGGTTCTGCTATTGTTTCTTTTTATGATAAAGTAAGAGTTTTTACATTTGAAGAGTACACTAATGGAACTTTACAAGCATGGTTAATACAAACTTATACTTGGTGGCAAGCTTTATCACCATGTTCTTTAAACAATCAACAATCACAGAACGCTCAACAAACAGCTCAAAATGCACAAGATGCAGCCTCAAATGCTTCTGCGGCTGCTTCAGGTGCTTCTACCGAAGTACCAGAAGTTGAAGTTCCTGAAGTAGAAGTTCCTGAAGTTGAAGTAACAACAACTGAAGTTGAAGTTTCAACTACCGAAACCACAACAACTGAAGTTGAAGTAGAAACAACAGAAGTTGAAGTTGAAACCACAGAGGTAGAAGTAGAAACAACAACAGAAGAAGTTAGTACTGAAACAGAAACAGAAATAGAAACAGAAACTGAAGTTGAAACTGAAACAGAGACAGAGGCAGAAGTAGAAACAGAAGAAACAACCACAGAGGAAAATACTGAAGAAACCACAACAGAAGAAACTAATGAAGAAACTAGTGAAACTGAAGAGGAACAAACTGAAGAGCAAACTGAAGAAGAAACTACTGAAGAGGAAAGTGAAGAAACTACAGAAGAGGAAACTGAAGAAGAAACTGAAGAGGAAGAAGTTGAAGAAGAGACAGAAGAGGAAGAAACAGAAGAAGAAGAAAGTGAAGAAGAATCGGAAGAAGAAGATGACAATAAGAAAAAAAGTAGATTACTTCCAATAATTTTGAAAGCAGATGCAATGGCAATGCAGGCTTTAAGTGGGGGGTATAATGGGGTTTTAATGATGGGAGCTTCGCAAACTTCTTTATATGGTGATCGCAGTTATGGAGTAACTGGCATGATATATGATAATTTGAAACAATGGGGTATTTCAACAAATACTTCTAAAGTTACTATAACTTCAGATTTTAAAGTAGCTTGGATAGACGGTTTCAGCTTATCCTACATGAGAAATTTTGGAGCTAACTCTATGTCATTTTCTGCTAGTAGAATGAAACCCTTAGGTAAGTACGGGACTATTGGCATAGGTATGAACGGTTCCAATATGTGGATGAAAGATATGGATGGGGTTAAGAGTAATATTATGAGCTACAGCTATAATATTCTTTACACTAATTCTTTTAAAGTAAATGAAAGATTAAATTACGCACCTGCTTTAATTTTTGCTCAATCACCAATTTCTTATCTTAATAAACAAAAATATTCATTAACTAGTAGGGATCAAATTTATATTTTAGCAAATTCTTACACTGTTAATTTAACTAAAGTGTTTTCTTTAAATCTTAACTGGACAATAATTTATAGTACTAATGAATTTGTACCTATAATGAATTCGTTTATGATAGGATCAAAGATACCTTTATAATTTTAAAACTATGGATAAAAATTTAGATAAACTATTTAGAAATTTAATAATCTTTATGATTTTACTATTTTTACTAGGATTAATGTCATGTGATCCTAAGGTAGAAATTATAGAAAAAGAAATCATAAAAGAAATAACAGTAAGAGATACTATTTACGTAGATAATATTGTAAAGGAATTTGTTCCTAAATATATTACTAAAGAAATAATAAAAGAAGTACCAATAGAAGTTATAAAGGAAGTAATAGTTGAAAAACCAGTTGAAGTAATTAAAACAGTTTATGTTGATAAACCATTTGAAACAATAGTAAATGTACCTTTACCAAAAGAAAATGAATGGTACATAGGAATGGGAGTAGGTTTTGATAAGACAAATTTTATCAGTATATTGAGAACAAGTGCTTTATATAAAACTAAAAATGATAAAGCATTTAGTATTGATTTAGGAGTTTCTAATAAGATTTTTAATCAAGAAACTGGAGAATCCAGTCTTACTCCTTACATAGGAGGAACAATGTATTGGAAAATAGGTTCAGATAAATAACACATACGTATCAGTGACCTAGCCAATACTTGGCTTTTGCTTCTCTTTACATTATATTTTAGTGTTTCAGAGAAGTGTCGGTTAATTTAAAATAAACGATGAATTATCTTCTTCGAAACTTTAAACAATTAAATTTAATTTTTTATTATGAGAAAACTCGTTAGACTCTGTTTAACGGTAACTTTTTTACTGTTAACAACAGTAGCATTTTCACAAATAAGTGGTATTGTTACTGATGCAGAGACTGGAGATCCATTACCAGGAGCTTCTATTGTTTTAAAAAGCAATAGTGCAGTAGGTGGGGTAACTAGTCTCAACGGGAAATTCGAAATAGATGCCCAAGTGGGATCTATGTTAGTAGTTAATTTTGTTGGATATCAATCAGCTGAAATTATTGCAGGTGATGATATGTCAATTAAATTACTACCTGCTATAACGGCTTTAGGAGAAGTAGTAGTTTCTTCTGGTGTAATTGACATTGCTAAGACAAGAGAAACACCAGTAGCTGTGTCTACTATATCTGCTAAAGATATTCAACTTAAAGTAGGTAACTTAGAATTTCCTGAAATTATGAATAATACACCTGGTGTATACGCTACCAAACAAGGTGGTGGATATGGTGACTCTAGAATTTCACTTAGAGGGTTTGATCAGAGAAACACTTCTTTCCTTATTAACGGACAACCTGTTAATGATATGGAAAACGGATGGGTTTACTGGTCTAACTGGCAAGGATTGACAGACGTTGCTTCAGGTATTCAAATACAAAGAGGACTTGGTGCCTCAAGATTAGCTGTTCCATCTGTAGGTGGTACAGTTTCTATTTTCACCAAGGCAGCTGATAAAGCTAGAGGAGGTTCATTTACTCAAGTAATTGGTAATGACGGATATGTAAAATCTACTCTTGCATACAACACAGGTGTTAATAAATCAGGATGGGCTTCTTCATTCTTATTAACTAAGTGGCAAGGTAATGGATATATCTACAATACTAATGGTGAAGGATGGACTTATTTTGCTTCAGTAGGGTACGCCCCTGAAGATTCTAAACATGATTTGAATTTAACAATTCTAGGAGCTGGTCAATGGCATCATCAAAGAGATGTTTGGGTTTCATTAAGAGACTATGAAAACTTTGGTGAAGAAGGAATTGACCCTAGATGGAATTCTAATGGTGGTTACTTAAATGGTGAATCTTATAGTATGAGAAGAAACTTTTATAACAAACCATTAGCTACATTTAACTGGGATTGGGATATAAATGATAATCTAAAATTAAACACTTCTTTATATGCTTCAGCAGGTAGAGGAGGAGGAACAGGCCCAAGAGGTAACTACTATAGAAGTGGTGAAACTGATATTCTTCCTTTCAGAAAAGACCTTACTGAGCATTATTTGGAAAATGGTAGAGGTAGTAGAGATGCAGACGGATTTATAGATTTTAACGCTATAATTCTAGCTAACAGATCTAATACTGAAGACTATACAGGTGACATTTCTAGATTCAATGGACTAAAAATTGGTTCTAATGGATATAGAGATAATGGTGTAAATAGAGAGGTTCTAGTAAGAAGAGCTTCTATGAACTCACATGACTGGGTAGGTGCTATTTCTAATTTAGAAGGTGAATGGGGTAAAATAAGAGCCTCAGTTGGTATTGACGTAAGAAATTATAAAGGATACCATTATAGAGTAATGAATGACCTAATGGGATTAGATGGTTACTATTCAACTGGTAACAAAAACTCAGCTGGTCAAATTATTGAAAACGTAGTTGAAGCTTCTCCATTTAAAAACACTGGAATTAGAGGACCTAAAATTGACTATTTCAACATTGGATATGTTGGGTGGCAAGGTCTTAATGGTTTAGTGGAGTATAATGATGAAGGTAAATTTACTGCTGTAGTGCAGGGAGGTTTATCTAACCAATCATTCCAAAGAGAAGATTTATTTGATCAACCAACTAAATACCTTTCTGTAAAAGAAAACGTAGGTGGTGGTTACCTAAAAGGTGGAGCTAATTTAAATATTAGTGATAGATCAAATGTATTTTTCAACGCAGGTTTAATTTCTAGACAACCTAATTTTGATGGTGTTTTCCCTAATTATGCTAATGAAGTTAATTCTGATTTACAAAATGAGGAAATCAAATCATTAGAGGTAGGTTATGGGTACATAGGTACTGACTTAGACTTAAATGTTAACTTATACTCAACAGTAT